TCTTCTTGACTCATTGGCCATGCTCTCATACCATCATGTAATATTTCATTAACAATAAAAAATGTCCAATAGTAATTGGGGTTATCGTATAATCTTTGGGAAACAATATCTGGTCTTTCACCATTTTTAATTTCATAAAAAGTATATGCGGTTGAATTGTCTATAAAGTTTTGTAAAGGCCTAACAGATCTATAAATGTTAACTACGTTTTGAACTATACCGTTACGTTCAAAATCGTATTGTACCTTAGGGAATTGTTTAAAGTATGCCATAATTTACTCCGATTTACCTGCTGAGCTAGTATTGTTATATGAACCTGGTCTAGAATAATCAAAGGAAGGATCTTCGCTACCTATATTATCGTTATAAAGATCATGTCTTGTAAGTTGTTTAACTTCTGAAAAGCTTAAGTTTAATTCTACTGCTGTTGGTTGACCATCTATAAAGAAGGAATTACCATCTGGATTTTGGCTTTCTTGAACCCCATTTAAAAAGCAATCATGAATCATTGGCATAAATTTATTTTCTTCTTCGCCAATAAAGAATTGTATTTTAAACTTTGGTGGATATTTTAATGCAAAAACCCCTATTTTTTCTGGATAGAGATATTTTCTAAAAAAGTTAACTATCTTTCTGGAATCTTCTGCTTCTTCTTTTGATTCAGGTACCATTTTAAAAGCAAAATCGAATGTCCTTAATTCTACCCCATCAAAAGCTAAAGTAGTTTGTGGATTAAATAAGATTCCTTTCTTCATTCCTTCTTTTGCTACCATATCTTCGGTGCCTGGTATCTTACCTATAGCTTTCATAGCCATAATCATTCCATCTGGGTTACTATTGTCTTCGCTCTTTAAAATAGATTCAAGTGTTTCTCCTTTACTAAATCTATCGGCTACAGCACTACCTGAATTTATCGCTCCCATATCCATACCTGAAAATGAAGCACCATCTTTTGTTTGAATCCCAGAAGGAATAAACAAATGAATTCTTTCTATTTCTGTTCCAGAAGTTGGTTTATGTTTACCTGTAAGAGAAAATCCAATATGTGGCATCTTATCATCCGCTGATGACCTTAGGCTTCTTGGAAAAGTTAATATTTGTGACATATAAATACCTGTATAAAATTAATTATTATAGGTTTATTTATATGAGTTACAAAGGCAAATACACAATTAAAAACAAATCTAAGTATGCAGGTGATGCTAGCAAGATTGTATACCGTTCTTTATGGGAAAGACAGGCATTTAAATGGTGCGAAGAGAATCCAAACATCAAGTTTTGGAACAGTGAAGAGGTAGTTATACCATATAAATGGCAAGTAGATGGAAGAATACATCGTTACTTTGTTGACCTATTAATAGAAATGAAAAATGGTGAGGTATTTCTAATTGAAATTAAACCTAAAAGCCAAACTGTACCACCTAAAAAGCCAGCACGTAAAAGTAAAAAGCATACAAAAGATATAATGACTTATATAAAGAACACAGATAAATGGGAAGCTGCTACACATTTTGCAGAACATAAAGGATGGAAGTTCCAAGTATGGACAGAAGATACTTTAAAGAATTTAGGCATCAAACTACTAAAAGGTTAACATAAATAGTACTATGGCTAGTTTATTCGATACATTAGAACTTAACGCATTCCGAGCTGGGATAACAGCTAGGACAGAAGAAAGTAAAAAGTGGTTTATGACCAATGTAAAGAAATTAGGTGCAGTTAATAGAACATCTCTTTTAAAAGATAGTGCATTAGATCCAGTAACAAAGGCAGTCTGGGGTAATATGTACATGTATTTTTATGATCCGAAAGGAAAAGATACTTTACCTTATTATGATAGATTCCCATTAATACTAATGGTTGAACCAGCTCCAGGTGGATTCTATGGATTAAATTTACATTATTTAAATCCAAGAGTTAGAGCTAAGTTTCTAGATGAGCTAATGAAAACAGCACCAAAAAAAATAACAGACAAAAGTAAAATAAGAGCTAGATATAATTTATTAGCATCAAGTAAGAAATACAAAGAATTTAAACCTTGCTTTAAGCATTATCTAACCTCTCATGTTAAGTCGAAAATAGTTCGTGTTCCAATGGCGGAATGGGAAATAGCTATATTTCTACCAACAGAACAATTTAAGAAAAAAGGTAAAGCTGCAGTTTGGGCTGATTCCAATAAGATCATTAGAGGATAATAATGAATATTGAAAATTTAAAATCAACAATATCAAAGAAAGGCGGATTAGCTCCTTCAAATAGATTCAACGTAATCTTTGCCCCGCCTGCTATGTCTTTACTTAATATAAACCCACAACAAATACCCGGCTCATTAGTGTCAGGAACATTTAGTGCTGGTAACTTACTTAACGATCCAAGGGATATATCTATCTTATGTAAATCAGTTAATATACCTGGTAGAACAATTTCTACATTCCAACATGACCATGACCGACAACAAAACGATTACCCATATACTTTCATTGATGAAAATGTCACTATGACATTTCATTTAACAAATGATTACTATATGAGAAATGTGCTCGAAAGATGGCAATCTGGCATATTTAATACCGAATCATATGTCGCAGGATTTAAGAATGATTATTCTGTCGACGTGATAATACAGCAACTGAATCAAAAGAATATTCCCGTTTACGGGGTTAAGCTTTTAAAGGCTTATCCAGTGAGTTACGAAAGTATCGCATTAGATAACTCTAGTGAAAGTTCTGTATCTGAAATGAGTGTAACTTTTGCATACGATAAATTCGTACCTGAAGGACCTTTGAGTTCTACAGGATCAGCAATAAGAAGCGCAATTAATACTATTATATAGGAGAAGAATATGGCTTTGCCAGTAGTGAATGGTTCACGTTATAAGACGGTAATCCCGTCAACAGGAACCGAAATAGAATATAGACCTTACAATGTAGGGGAAGAGAAATTATTAATGATTGCTTTAGAATCGAAAGATCAAAAGATGATTATTAGAACTTTAAAAGATGTTATTAAAGCATGTGTGTTTGAAAATATAGACATGGATAGATTTACAACATTTGATACTGAAAAACTTTTCTTAGCTTTACGTTCCAAGTCTGTAGGAGAGATAGTTGATTTAGAACTAAAATGTTTGGATAAAGAATGTAACGCAGTTACACCTATTCAAATTAATTTAGAAGAAATAAATCTTACAGATCTTCCAGAATCTAATACAGTTATTATAGATAAGGATATAGGCGTTACGCTTAGATATCCAGGAATAGTGGATGTAGAAAAATATGAAGAAGAATTCCTTCAAAGTTCTGAAGGAGCATTTGATTTAATTATCGATTGTATGGACACAATTTTTGATGAGCAAGGTGTTTATGATTGTAAAGAAGAACCTAGAGAATCGATTGTTGCTTTTATTGAAAATTTAAGCAGTGCTCAATTTAAAAAGATATCTTCTTACTTTGAAAACATCCCTACTCTAACTCACAATGCAGAGTATAAATGTGTTAAGTGTGGTAAAGAAAATAATTTAGAGTTAAAAGGTCTCCAAAGTTTTTTTACCTAGGCCTCTCGCATGAGAATCTTGTAAACCATTACAAGACGAATTTTGCGATGATGCAGCACCACGGTTATTCATTAACCGAGTTAGAAGGTATGCTGCCATGGGAGAGGGAAATATACATAGCTCTCTTGCAGGAACATATCCAGAAAGAGAACGAAAGGCTGCAACAACAGCAGCAGAAAACGAGGAGATAAAATGAATCAGCAAGTACCGCCAGGACAATTTCAAGGTGATATGGATCGGAACGAAGTAGAAATAGATCTTAAAAAGTTTATGGCTATGGTTACCGAAATTGGTGAACTAAAGCAAGAACTTTACGAACTAACAACAAACGATAGAAAGAATCCATGGCAGAAATGGATATTCGCAGCTCAAGCAATGGATGCATGGAGACTTATACCAAGAGTATTCTTAGGTGTATACATGTATCTTCTTTACTATGCAACATTTTGGTTCATGGACTTAGCAGACCCAACACTAGAACAATCAGGTTTAATATCTGTATTAGTTGGAGCAGGAGCAGCTTGGTTTGGTCTATATACTTCAAGTGCAGCTAAAGAACATGGGGATTCTAACCCTAACTAGGATTAAGTAAATGGCAGACGATAAGAAACCTACAGCACCACCTCAAAAACCTATAACCAAAAGGGACAAAAAAGAAAAACCTGATGCTAGAATTGATAGTATCGATAAAGGGGTTGGTAATGTAAATAAAAACCTAGATTCTCTTATTGCAAAACAAGGACAGGTTTCTAATAGAGCAGAGCAAAGAGCAGATTTATTAATACAAGCTGCTGATACTCAGCGAAAAATCGACGAATTAGCTGAAAATGGAAGATCCGAAGATGCTGCAGCAATGCAAAAGTCCCTAGAGGAAACATCTAAATTACTAAAAGGGTCAAAAAACGATGCTGCTATTGGTAATAGATTAGCTGAACTTGCTATTATAAACAAAGATACTTCTGACCTAATAGAAAAACACGGAAGTAAAGACGAACAAGCTACAAAAGAGAACTTAGCGGGTATACAAGGTGTCATAAAAAGAATTGAAAGACAAACCAAACTTACGGAAGGCGATACATTAAATAAAGATTTAGGTAAACAACTTAAGAATTTAGGTGGAACGTTTGGACAATACTCTACCCAACAGACAAAGCAGTTACAAAAATCTTATAATGAAGCTAACGAAGCTCTTGCTCTTCCTATAACTAAAGCTAATTTACCTTTAATTAAAGCAGCTCAAGAACAAATTGAAGAAATAAAAAAGGGTGCTGAATCAGAAGAGAATCGTAGAGAAGCTCAGAAGTTAAACGAAGAAGCTAACTCTAGACTAACGCAGATAGCTGAAGGAATGGAAAGCTTTGGAAGTAGTTTAGATAGTGCGGTTATGTCAGGTGCTAAAACAGCAGGGTTTGTTGCAGGTTTAACAGGATTAGCTTTAATGTTTATTAGTCCAGAAACATTTCAAGCAGGTATTACAACAGCTATAGCAAAGATTTCAGAGATATTTGAATATGTAAGAGCTGTGATTAGTGGCGATTCAGATGAAGCTGCATACTTGTTCGAAAAAAATATTGGTGTATTCCGTTCTATAATAGGTGGTATAGTATTATTGTTTAGTGGAAAGATTATTAAATTCCTAGGAACAGCATTAAAGGCAGCAAGAGTATTTCGTATCTTTATGCTTGGTACATTTATACCAACATTGGTTGGCGGATTAACTGCAATGGGAACAGCCATGGGATTTGCTGTTGGCGGAATAGGTGTTATTTTAGCTCCGGTGTTACTAATCGTAGCATTAATTGGTGGATTATATCTTGGATTTAAAGCTTTACAAAGTTCATTAGGGCCAGGTGCAGGTATAATAGACACCTTAAAGGTTGCAATGTTATACTTTGTTGATTTCCTATCAATGATCGTAAATGGAATTACATTCATACCTAGAAAAATGATAAGCTTCTTAGGTAAGCGAGCAGCTAAATGGCTATTAGGAGATGATTTTGATACATCTGCATTAGATGCTATAGGAGCAGGACTTAAAACTGACAGAGGTGCAACAGCAGCAGCTGAGATAAAAGCAAAGAATGAAGCACAAGCTGAATATAATGATAAAAGAGATGGCGGGATGTCTGCGGAAGAGGTTAAATTAGAAAAAATGGCAAACATGTCTGAAGCGGATTTAATGTCTCAAGTAGAACCTAATCCGACAATTGCAGGTGAAAAGATATTAGCAATGTCTGATAGTAATTCTGCAGGGCAAAAAGAAGGTTCCTCATCAGTTGCTACGGTAATCCAACAGAACACAGGGGGAAGTGGTTCTTCGGTATCAAGGGTTACCTCAAACGTAGTTCAATCACCAATCACAAAAGCCATAAGTACGCTGGCATCAGTAACTAGTAGATAAAAAAAAAGGCCGAGTGGATCTCTCCAAACGACCTTTTAGTCAATTAAGCTTAACTATCGTTAGCTAATTTATT